TTTGCTTAGCGACAGGCTTGGCCTTGCGTTTGCGCTCACCCTTGAAGCCGAGTTGACCGTGAAAGCGTAAGTAGTTGCAGAACGGACACTGGTGGACGACTGCCTTCTCACCGCTGATGTAACTGCCAGCGATGCAGAGAGGCAGAGCGATACGGTTGCAGTTCTCGCACTTTTGCTTGAACAGGTCTACGAATTGACTCATCAACTCACCGCGTGCAGGTCTACCTTGTGCCAGTTCGCACCATCGTAGATGAACTTGGCATACTGGTTGATGGCAACATCCACATTGATTTTGGTACTGGTACTGTGCCCACCGCTCGTTGAATCAAAGTGAAGCGTGTGAGACCCTGCCTTGTGGTAGATTTCAACAACATGGCCAGCGCCAAACGCACCGGTCGGGTTGATGGTACGGTTGTTGTCAGTGGTCACAATCCACACATTGGCTTGGTCAAAGGTGAAGGTGACATTCCCACTTGTCGTAACAGTCTCAAGGCGGTTTGGACCGAGGACATAGGTGTTGGTCACAGGCGTAGTGTTGAGATTTCTCGGCACTGACGCATAAATGGCACCATGCTTGGCACCTGCTACATCTTCCCTGTGCGTTTGCCAAATAGCACCGAATGTACTTCCGCTAAGGTCGCCGTCTTCCGGGCTGGCGAAAAAGCCGTCTACACTGGTCAGTGCATTTGAAGTGGCAACATCGCCAACAGAGCCCTTGGTCATGGGCGTCAAATACAATGGAGACGAACGAATGTAAGTTCGCCGGTCATGAATAGTTGGCGTTGTGCTGAGAGACGCAGTGACACTACCTGCTCCACCAGTCATAGCGTAGCGTAGCACACCGATGACGGTATGCTGGTGATTGGCATCCGTATTACCAGTGATGCTTGTACTTGAAAGAAAACGGTTGGGAATTAGAGGCGTACCGCTACTGGGTGCGGCTGGCGTTCCCATTTCGTACATCAAGTGAGCCTCGGGTGTACTTCTGCCAACGAGATAGACAACGACAAAGACATCGCTGTTGCTACCGGGGACGCTCGGCAAATCGCCGCTGTGGTTTGCTCCACTCCCCGTCGTGCCCACGATAAACGACTCGCTTGCACCCGGTCCTCCTGCAAACTTGTAGAGTACACCGTCAAGCGTACAGAATCCTCCGTAGACCTTGATTTCACCTTGGGATGAACCAATCTCAATGAAACCGGGCGTGTTGGAAACGATGCTGTTTCTCAACGAATCGCCTCTTGCTCCGTCACCTAACCTCATAATACCGTTGCCGTGAAGGCCTTCGTAGAGGTTCGTCAGGCTGGGACTCGTAAGGCCGTCGCCATCTCTCAATCCTTGGGCATTGGTGCCCATTGCACTTGCGCTTGTGTGTCCTGCTTTTGGGTTCGTCATACTGTCACCTCAATGATGGCTGAAAATTGGAGTTCGTTGTTGCTTGTTTTTTGCACCGAGTTGTAGGTGTAGCGCATAAAGTCGGTAGTGTCGGTAGAATCGCTGGGGTTCTTGTACCTGATAACGACTTCCCTCAAAGGGCGGGTGAAGGAAGTGTCTAAAGCCAGTTTCGCTTCTACGATAAGCGTGCTGTCATCAATGACCCTCACAGTGGGCGTCACCACTACGGCAGGACTACCGATGCCTCCGTCCTCTTGCGTGGCTACTGTACCGTCAAAGCCGAAGACGACTTCGTTGATTCGTGCTTTCAGCGTGTCAATCAAAAATCTCGTCCCTTCGTTCAATAACGGCATATCATCCTCTCCTATTCCCTAAGAAATAACTGTGTACGGCACCAATTTTCAGGTGATTGTTGAGTGCTTCGGCTGAGTCAGACAGCAAAAAAAGTTCGTCGTTGTTGGCTACTTTGTGCACGCTGGCCGATTTGATGACAACAGTAGTGGCTCCAACGGAAGCGAGGTGAATATGTCCCAGTTTGTTTCCATTGGCTGTGTAGACGGCTTGGTTGTCAGTAGCAAAAGCGGAGGACGCCGAGGTACCGTCTACGGTGAATGAAGTTGTCCCAATAGCATAGCCACCGCCGTTGTTGATAAGCACGCCTGTACTTTGTAATTGTCGGGAACCGTTGATAGTGTTCCGACGAGTCAATCCGATGGTGTAGCCTACGCCACGATTCATGTCCTCACGCTCAGACAATTGCCAACTGACTCGTACCTTGAAGCCAAACGAAGTAGAGAACTCTTCTACAGCAAACTGCCTGTTGCGCTCTTGGCTGGCGTCAGTGCTATTGCTGACATCAATCTCTTGGAAGCGTTGCAGAACATCTTCCAATGTCACATCCACTGAGTTCACATGCAGTTCGCTGGTTTTGTCGTTGAGATTGATGCGACTGCCGAGGACGATGTAACGCTCATTGTCCGTTCTCGTTTGATACGACACCATGTCACCGGGGTGCATGTGGCTGGCGGCAGTGACATCCACCAGTCTGCGACTGCCTGTGGCGTTCTTCGCCATTTTGAGCATACGCTGCCCGATGGTCTTAGCACTTGCCTTGGTCACTGCGGTAGGTGCGTGGATGCCACCCGGTACCTCGTTGATACCATTTTGCTGTCTACCAAAGTCGTCAACTTGCACGGTGTTGTTTTGGTTGTTCGCTCTTGCTTTACCACGCACAACGACACGGTTTGGTGTGTTTTCACTTGTCTCTTCTATAGAACCGCCAAGCACTCTGTTCTCGCCTACGAAGTGTTCACGCTCAATGTGATTCTGAGGAAAATAACAGACATTTCCAAAGCGGTCGGCCTTGGGACTGTAGCCGTCATGTTTGGATAAATAACGCAGTGCAGTGTACGCTTCCACGCCCAAGAAGTCTTGAGCCAAGAAGGTCAGGCTGGGCGTGCGAGCCCGCACACCGTTGATGCTACTGGTGTTCGCTTTGGCGACACGGTGAGCCAAGTCAGAAGTCCGCAAACCCACGCCAACTTTCTGAGCAAAATGGATGGTTTTGTCGGTGAAGCCGATGGACTTGAGATTGCGACCCTTGAGGTTCTCCAGCCTGAACCGTGTACCTTTGGTAGCGTCTTGGATTTGCGATACGACGAGGGCTTGGTCGTTGTTCTCAGCGCCCACCACGAGCGCAGGTAGCGTGCTGGCAGTCGTCACCTTGTCCCCGTCAAGGAACAACGCCCCTTCGTAGCGAACACTGTCCGATGGGTTGTGAAGCAAACGAATGGTATCTTCCTCTTCAATTAACTTGTAACGCTTCTCCGTGGTCGGCATAAAGTCCGATTGCGTAGGAGCGTTGACGACAAAGCCAGCGGCAGTCTTGGTGTACTCACCGTGTCGCACAGCGTTGTCAACGAACCGTGGTTTGCGGATAACCTTCATGACGGAATCCTGAGCGGCATCAAAACGACCCGTTGAGAGATTCTTACCCAGCGCCATGTCAATCCCTCACAAGGTATCTTGGGTCAACCGGTCTGTTTTAGACCAACCATACCTGTCTTCAACTTCCTTTGGTAATTTAAGGAACCCTGCTTGTTTATTTTCTAACCTTTCTAAAGCCCCTTGAATGTGCCTTTCTCGCATTTGGGGTGGGTAGTATTGTCCCGATGTAAAACCTGCACTATTCGCCCCGCCCCATTCATCTAAGTATTCTTGAATAAGCGTTTTTATTTCTTCGTCGGAAAGCCTATCGTAAGCAATATCATGACTCATATAGTTCCTATGCCAATCATCGGCTTCGGGGTCTAAATGGATAAATTCATCATTTTTTGGAGGGTTTGCTCGGAATATAGTCGGTACAGTTTCCCTCAATGGCGGAGGTGTAAATGTACTCATGTCCTGTTCTTCGGGATAACGGTCCCTATCATAACCGTGTATGTTGCCGGGTTCAGTGTCATTTAACACCGCAGAACCGTAAAGTGCGTACATTAGTGCTTCTTGTGGGTATTTAGACCAATAAAGGGGTGTATCGGAAGCATCACCTCCCGAATACAAAGGCTGGTCTATTACCTCATCGGGGTCACTCATCATTGGACCGGAAACAAAAGGCATTTTCAACACCAGCCAAGCCCTCTCCATCGGTGTCATGCGCCTCACTCCCCGCTATGGTCTCCGGTGTTATAACTTGCATCGCCC